GTTCAGGGTAACCTCGTCGTAGACCCAGCGGTGGTTGCAGGTGATGCTTGACCCGTAGGGCTCCAGGGATGCGGTTACCCGGTCGTAGCAGATGCGGCACTTCCAGTCGCCCCACAGCGGGAACCCAGCCGCGCGCATCCGGCCCTGCCACTTCGCGTGGATGTCGTGGCCGGTGTCGAAGATGTTCTCCCGAACGAAGTCGAACTTCTCCTTGTCCGGGGGCCATGCGCCCGAAGTGATCCGGAGGTAGGTGGCCCGGGGGCACCAGTCCTCCTTGGCCATCTCGCTCGGGTGGATCACCGTGGGATCGCGGTCGGCGTCCCAGCCGTAGGTCTTCAGCATGTGATCCTTGACCCGGGGCAGGACTAAGCCCGGCGCGCTGACGTTGCGCGCGTGCTGGGCCATCACCCCGGACAGCGTGAGCCTACGCGGAGGCACCATACGTCACCCCGATCAACTCCTCCGGGGCATCCAGGTAGACCTCGATGGTCACGACGGGGTACTCCTCGGTGCTGTCCTCGTGCGCACCCCATCGCAACACCTCGTTCGACTGATCGATGAGGTACGCCATGTGCGGGTTGTCTTCGAGCTTCTGCTTAGTCGTCAGGCTCATCGGCTGCCAGCTCCTCCGGTGTCACCAAGGCCAGGGCCTCGTCGTTCGGCATCCATCTCCACTCGGGACGGGGCTTCTTCCCGCCGCGCCACGGCCAGCGCTTCCGCAGCGCCTTGCGCCCCAGCTCGGTCATCCCTCCCCACACGCCGAACCTCTCGTTGTTGGTCAGCGCGAAGATCAGGCACTCATCCCTGACCGGGCATGGTACGCCATCGATGACGCCGTTGCAGAAGTCGACGGCCTCTTGCTCATCGGCGGGGTCCTCAAGGAAGAACGGGTCGTAGACATCATCATCGCCCGGTAACCGCTGCACCTGCCCGGCGCACTTCGCGTCTTCCCAGTTGCCCGGAGCTGGGACTCGCAGCCGCAGTACCATCTACCGGTACTGCTCCAGCTCGAAGCGAAGGCCCTCGATCGTGGCCCGCATGTTAAGGTAGTCGTCCCGTTCGAGCACGACAAGATGCCCCAGCGGGATGCCATTGCTGGGGCTGACGAACTGTATCTCCATCACCGCGCGCTTGTGCGCCACCAGGGCGTTCCGCAGGTGCTCGCGCCACGCGGACAGCTTGACCCCGAACGACTGCCGCTCGGTACACTTGAACTCGAACAGTTCGTCGTCGGTGTAGGCGTCGCCCTTGATGGCACCACTGCCAGAGGCAGGAGTCAGGCGCGCTCCGTAGACCTCGGCGCTCCTGTTCTCCTGCCTCTTAGCCCGGCGCTGCGGTGGCCGCATTACACGGCCTCCATGTCGAGGCGGCGGGGGTCGGCTGCGGCCTCCAGCACCTCCGCGCGCAGCGCGGCCTGGAGTCCGGCGTCCTCGCGGATCGCATCGAGGGTCTTATCCAGGCCGTTTGCGATCTCCTTGCCGCCGAACCAGTAGTGCGACCCGCGCATCTCGAAGATGTTCAGCAGCCTGCCCGCGACCACGTACTCCTTGGCCACGTCGTAGTCGCCCCGGTTGAACCCCAGCGACGGCGCGCGGCGGAAGTACAAGTCGACCTCGACCTTCTGCTGCGGTGCCGCGCTCTTGTTCTTGATGGTCTTGACCACCTGGGTCTGGCCGACGGGCACCGGGTCTTTGATGCCCGGCCGCTTCTCGGTGATGTACTCCTTTCGGCTGACATCGATGCGGCAGTAGTAGAAGTAGTCCTTGCCGTTGCCGCCCGGCGTGGTCTGCGGGATGCCGAACCTGGAGAAGCCGCCGATCTTGTCGCGGTACTGGTTGATGATGATGCCGAAGAAGGGCTTGCCCGACCCGTCATGCGGACGCCGGGATGCCTCCCCGGCCTTCCGGATGAACTTGTTCAGGGTCCGCGCGCCGACGGCGGTGGTGAACTCGTCCATCGCCTTCTCGGCCTCCTCCGACGGCAGCAGCGCTGGGAAGGAGTCGAGCACGATCCCGCCGAACTCCTGGCTGGAAGTGGCCTCCAGCATCACCTGGAAGGCGGTCTCCATCTGCTGGGTCGGGACGACGACCACGCGGCTGTTGTCCACGCCCAGGGCCTCGGCCCACTCGTGGTTGTAGTGCTCGGCCGCCACCCATAGCGCAGTGAACTCCGGGTCGGCCTGCTGGTTGGCGGCGATCGACTTCAGCGCGAGGAACGTCTTGCCCGCGCTGGACTTGCCGACGATCTCGGCCCACTGGTTGCCCGGCAGGCCCCCGCCCAGGATGACGTCGGTCAGCAGTGAGCCCGTCGAGAACCGCACGGGCACCGCTAACTGGTCGGCCGAGACTAACAGGTCTTCCTTGAGGAGCCTGTTCATCTTGGAGATGAATGCTTCGGCTCCGGTGCTTAGCGACAAATCGCCTCCTTACGTCACCCAGAATGTTACCGTGATCATGCCCGGGTAGCCAGAGGTCAGACGTTACGGGGAAGGTACTGAACCGGTAGCTGGGAGTGGTGCTGGCCATAGCTGCCCGCTCCTCCGTGAGCAGTCTGCTTGGTCATGCGGCCCGGCTTGCCCCCGCTGCCGCCGACGGCGGGCTCAGGGCTGCCGGTCAGGGTGCTCGACGACGCGCCGCACTCGAAGCACTTGTCGGTGCCCATCCGGTGGTTGCCGATCCGGGTGCCCTGCGGGAGGAAGTTGTTCGACCCGCACTGGGGGCACGCCTGGTTGTACTTGTCGAACTGAAGCTCCAGCTCGGCCAGCGCCTCCATCTGCTCCTGGGACATCTCGTCGGCGCGCATCGCCTTGAGCTGCTGGTAGGTCAGGTGGACGACGCCACTGTCCGCGCCCGGGTAGACCTGTTGGGGGGTAGGGGCCAGGTGGGGGGAGGCGGGGGTCTGCCACCAGGGAGCGCCCTGCGCGACCGGCTGCGGTGCCTGCGGGATGTGGGGCGGCGGGGCCTGCTGCTGGCCGAGCTTGCGCGCCCAGAAGTCCGAGCTGCCTGACATCAGCCCTCCGTCACCTGGATAACCGGCACGGCGGCCGGGCCGTACGTGAGGACCCCCTGGCACATGAGCTGGGCGACGATGGCCCGGGCCGAGCAGAGCACGACCTCGGCATTCTGCGCGGCGAAGCCCACGGAGTCCTCGCTGGGAAGCTCGACGCCCGCGTTGTGGGTCAGGGCGGTCGTGAGCACGACCCCCAGGATCTCGGAGTACGCCTGGAACAGCTTCTCCAGGGGGAACACCTTGGCCATGCGCGCGTGGCTCTCGCGGTGCTCGATGTCGATCCCCTCCTCGGACCCGACGACGAGCCCGAGCTTGGGCAGCAGCTCCGCGACCTGCGAGCACGGCAGCGTGTCCCAGGTGAACCGCCGAGTAAGCAGTGGCTTGAAGTCGACCGGCTCGGACAGGGCTTCCTCCAGCTCGGGTCCGTTGTCATCGAAATCCATGTGCCCTCCTAGCATCATTTGGCATCGCTCCAGCGCTCTACGATGGCGCAGTCAGACTTCAATGGTACACGCAGAAGGTCTCCGATACCAGGCCCGGTCATGGCATTCAGGAGGATCGCACGCCCTTCCTCCACCTTGTCGACCGGGGCCGACGTGACCAGCTCGTCGTGTACCGTGAGGTGCAGCTTCATCCAGCACGGCATCGTGCCGGACAGCCGGACCATCGCCAGCTTGATGATGTCAGCCGACGACCCCTGGATCAGGGAGTTGAACGCCTGCCGCTCGCTGTAGAGCCGCATCCCCTTCTCGCGCGAGTGGATGCCCGGCACCCGGCGCATCCGGCCGAACAGCGTCCGGATGTGCGGTGGCTTCTGGCTGCGGCAGTCGTCGAGGATGTAGTCCCTGAACCCGTAGATCTCGGGGAACTCCATCTCGTGCTTCTCAAGGAATGCCCTGGCCTCCTTGACCGGGCAGCCGATCATGCTGGCCACCTTGCCGTCACCCGCGCCGTAGACCACGGCGAAGTTGATCGACTTGCCGAACCGCTGGCGCTCGTCCTTGGTGACGTCGGCCGGGTCCTTGCCGAGCACCATCGCCGCCGTCATCTTGTGGGGGTCGATCCCCTGGAGGAAGCCCTCGAATAGCTGGCCCTGGCCCAGGAAGTGCGCGAGCACCACCAGCTCGATCTGGTCGTAGTCCGCGACGATCAGGCGGCGGCCGGGCTCAGCGATGAACGCGCCACGGATGAGCTTGCCCAGCTCGGTGTCCGGGCGGCCAACGTTCTGGAGGTTGGGCTCGCGGCAGGAGAACCGGCCTGTCTTGGTGCCGTACTGCACGAAGTCCGCGAAGATGCGCTCGTCGAAGATGCGGCTGGGCTTGTCCTTCTTGGTGGGGTCGCCCAGGTAGCCCAGGACGTAGGTGTGGAGGAGCTTGTACCACTCCTGGTAGTCCAGCAGCGCGTCCACCACGGGGTTGCCCACGTAGGAGTCCAGGGCGTCGGCGTCGGTGCTGTAGCAGTAGATGTCCGGCCGCTGGCCCGCCTCGACCTTGGCCTTGCCGCCGTCGGTGAGCTTCCAGGGCTTGAGCCCCTGGCCTCCCTGGCTGCGCGGGCCGTACAGCACCTCCTGCTTCTGGCGCGCGGCGTTGATGTTGAACTTCCGCCCGGCCGCCGAGTAGATCCGGCCCTCCACCTGCTCGACTCGGACGCCCAGGTCTTCCCGCATCTGCTCCAGCCGCTCGCGGTCCACCTTCATCCCGGTCAGCCGCATACGAGCGAGCACCGGCAGCAGCGCCATCTCCAGGTCGTAGACCCGGTTCAGCTTCAGCTCGTCGATGAGCGGGCGCAGGCGTCGGTACTCGAAAAGGGGGTAAACAACATCACAATGGAGGTAATGCGCCACCTTGTTGAAGGGATGCTTCTCGACGCACTTGCCGACTTCCTCGTCATCGTATGAGAAGCCGTAGATGTCCTTCGTGATGTACTTCAGGCCGTATCGCTTGCGGTTCTCGTCGATGAGCCAGCGGAGGACGATGGTGTCGCAGTGCGGCCCGGGCGGGATCTCGTCGCCGTAGTACTTAGCGATCGTGGCCAGGTCGAACTGAAGGCCCGACCCGACTAAGGTCTTGCCCGACCCGAAGAACAGCGGGCGCAGGGCCTCGAACACCTCGGCCCGGTCGAGTTGCACGGGCGCGGGCTCGTAGATGGGCACCCGGAACATCCTGGTCTGGGTGCCGCCCCGCTTGTGGTCCTGCTGGACGCGGGCCTCCTTGGTCTGGCCCACGATCTTCGTCCCGATAGGATGACCGAACGGTATAACGGCCGAGCGCCCCCTGGTGGCTAGGCCAATCCAAGAGGCGCTGTTGGCGAAGGACACCCCCCGGTCCTCGCCCGAGGTCTCCATGTCAAACGACAGGATGCCCTCGGGCTCGGCCAGGAAGTACTCAACCGTTTCGGCCAGCTTACCGGGAGTCAGGATGACATTCGATGAGATCAACCCTGCTCCCTCCTAAGCGTGGGTCAGTCGGAGTCGTTGATCCCGTCGGCGGCGTCGCGCAGGTCCGACTTGGTGCTCACGTAGACCACCTCGTCGGTGAACAGCCCGCGCTTGGTCGCGTCCGCGATCTCGGACTCCTCCAGCGGCTCGACGCCGGTCTCCTCGTGCAGGTCGCCCGCGCGGACGCGCTCAACCTCGTACTCGAAGAAGCCGTTGTCCTTCCGCGCCTTGCTGACGATGAAGTAGAACGCCGGGTCGTCGAGGGTCTTGCCCGCGTCGGCCAGCCGGTCGTACTGCTTCTGGACCTTGCGGGTCGGCTCGCTCGTCATCTCCCACACCCGGAGCGTGGCGTCCGAGACGGTGATGACGTTGTAGAACACGACCGGCTTGGCCTTGTGGCTGACGGCGCACAGCGGGCACTCGACGTCGTTGTCAGGGTCCGCGATGCACGTGAACGGCTTCTTGTCCACCCAGTGGCGGTAGATGAACGCGAACGGCTCGGCCTCCGCGAACTTGATCACCACGGGATCGTTCTCGACGTCGAACCGGGGGTACTTCTCCGTCCGCTGCTCGCGGGCCTTCTTGTACCCGGCCCAGCCGCCCCGGCCAACGGCGCTGCGGTCGCCTCCGCTGGACTTCTTCTCGCGGCCCGGCACGTTGGCCAGGGACGGGCGCTGGACACCGCCCGTGCGCTCGCCCCCGCTGGCCGCGCTGCGGCGGCGCGTCGTACCGGCCTCGGCGCGCGGGGCTAAGGCGGTCCTGCTGCCTGCGGTCTGTCGCATCAGGCTCCCTCCGTTGCTATCTGGTTCCATGTGTAGAGGCTAGTATCGTCCGCTGTCTTGGACGTTGCAAGCTCGGCCCGGCGAAGCTCCGGTGCCATCACGTCGTCGATTTGCCGGGAGATCTCATCCGGGTCCGTGTCATCGGGGATGTCCGTCACCGTGACGGTGATCTCCGCGCTCTCGTACCGGTCGAGGTTGAACAGCAGCCGACGGGTTACGGTGATCATCGGGCTCCCTTCAGCTCATTGAACAGCGCCCACACCTTGGCCTTGAACTGATCGAGCGGACGCCTTGAGCCAGCATCCATGACACCGCACTCCTTAGCAAACCGGACGATGCCCTCGGCTTGCTGCCTCGTGTAGAGCCGACGGATGCCGCGCGGGTCCTTGGACGGCTTCTGGTAGCCAGATGGGGGCAGGACTCCCTTATCCTCCCACGCGCGCAGCGTGCCCGCCTTGCGGCCGATGGCCCGGGCCACCTGGCCGATGGTGAAGAACTCCACCTCGCGCCCGCGCAGCACCATGATCGTGCCGGTGCCGAGCAGGTCTTCCTCAACGGCCGACGGCCGGGAGGCTGGCACTGTCTGCCTGCGCTCCCGGCTGCCGGGGTAGTACTGGTCTAACTCAGTGAACTGGCCGAGCACCCTACTCCTTCGTGACGCAGAGCGCCCAGGTGACGTTGGTCTCGAACAGCGCGTCCAGCTCCTCGTCGGAGAGCACGCCCTCCTGGTTGAGCTTGAACAGCTCGTCGGGCTGGAACACGTGGTCGACGACGCGCTTGTACAGCCGCGAGGACAGGGCCTTCCGCTGCGCCTCGGGCAGGGACTCCAGCCACTCGTCCACGGCGTCCAGGTCCAGCTCGGACGTCTCGGTGCGCCGGTTCTCCAGGCCGAGAACCTTCACGCCGTCGACCGCGACGGGCTCCTCGAACTCGACGATCAGGCTGCCGTTGTCGTTGACGGTGATCTCGTGGTCGGCGTCGCCGCCTCCCTCGAACCACTTCTTGATGAGGTCGCGCGCCCTGTCCCTGGCCTTGCCCGCCGTGGTGGCCGAGCGCCAGTTGGTGATGAACAGGAGGAACTGCTTCTCGATGTCCGTGATCGGGGTGACCCTGCGGGGCCGACGGACGGCGACGGTGTTGTTCTTGGTGGCGGCGGTGGTGCGAGGGGACATGTGGCCTCCTTCGTGGCCGGAAACCGGCCGGTCTGGGGAGTGAATCACTCCGCGTTAAGAAGAACGATACCATCCGGGTCGTTGCGTTGCAACCACATCTCGACATGAGACTTCAGGGATTCCGCCATGTTGTAGACGCGGCCGGTGCTGGGCATGTCTCCGTCTACGATGGCCCGGGCCACCTTGCGCTTGTCGTCTTGCAGCTCCAGCTTCCGCTCCTCGATCGAGCCTTCGAGGAACAGGTTGGCCACGAAGATGTCCTCGAACGTGCTGGACGTGCGCATGTGACGCCCGTTGATCTGGTCGGCCTGGCCAGCGCTCCACACCGGGTCGTAGTTGATCAGCCAGTTGGCCACCGGCAGGTCGGTGCCGCGCTCGCCCGCATGAGTGGAGACGAAGATCCGGCAGTCAGGGTTCTTGAGGAACCTGGCCCGGGCCGCCTGCTGCTCGGCGGTGGTAAGCTCGCCGTGGTACGCCACGACGTCCCATCCCTGGGCCTCACAGTGCTCCACGATGATCCGCTGGGCTGACTTGTACCGGGTGAAGATGATCACCTTCGATGCCGGGTCCGACATCAGCTTGGCCATCTTGTCCATGAGGTAGTTCAGCTTGGGCGAGTGGGCCAGCTCGTCGAGGTACCCGGAGCCGTAGAAGGTGCTGGCGTAGCGGCTGCCCCCGACGTCCTCGGCGTAGTCGAGGGCGCTATCCACCAGCAGGTCCGGGTGGTCGCACAGCATCTCCATCGCCATGTGGACGGCCATCACCTTGCCGACGGCGGTGTTCTCGTCGATCCGCTTGCGCCCGGCATAGTGGGCGGCGGCATTGAACGTCTGGCCAGCGGAGATCATCTCGCAGAGCCCGGCGTACAGGTCGCGCGCCATGCGCGCGTAGACCTCGCGCGTCGATCCGTCCATCGGCACCGGCCAGTCGAGTATCCTCCGGTCGGGCATGAACGGCGCGACGTCGGGGTCGGCCACGCTCTTGCGGTACATCGCGTCACCCAGCCGCTTGCGGAGCGTCGGCAGGTTCTTGTAGCCCACGGGATCACCGAAGCGGTTCCGCTCGATGTAGGCCAGGTCGAACAAGTCGCCCCGGCCGAGCACGCTGGCGTCCACCCACTCCATGATGGAGAACAGCTCGTCGGGCCGGTTGTCGATCGGCGTGGCGGTCAGCGCCATGCGCCACGGCACGTCGGCCAGCTTCTCCTTGATGGCGATGGTCCGCGCCGCGCTCAGGGTCTTGATCGCGCTGGCCTCGTCGAGCACGATGAACTCAGCCCGGAGCCGCTTGACGTCGCGCTCGTCGCTGGTCACGTTGTCGTAGCCGACGATCACGTAGTTGCACGTCGCCCAGTCCCGGGCGTTCTGGTACTGCTTCTTCCGCTTACCGGGGGTGCCATCGACCACCATGCAGTACCGGCTGTCGGGGATGACCAGGGTCTCCCCCTTGAACCGCTTGGTCTGCGTGGGCAGGTCGGTGAAGCGCGCGATGGCCTCGGCCCACTGGTACTTGAGCCCGGCCGGGACCACCAGCAGCACCTTGTCCACCTCGGCCGTCTCCAGAAGGTGCTCGGCCGCCGCGATGGCGCAGAAGGTCTTGCCCAGCCCGGTGTCGAACGCCAGCAGGATGTTGCGCCGACGTAAGAACGTCTCTAACGGCGCGACCTGGTACGGCCTGGGCTCGACTACGATAGCCACGGGATGCGTATCCTCCAAGCTGGGATGGCGTGCTCAACCGCCCATGTTACCTCATCCATGTCGAGGTTGCCCGGGTCACGCCCGCTCGGCTCGCCTACAATGTCGACAGTTGGATGATGCTCGGTGGTACCACGGTAAGCGAATACCTCCACAGGAGTAGTTCCAAAGGCGTACGCCAGCTTGGCCACTCCCTTCCATCCTGCATCGTCATCGTCCAGGGCGAGGATGACACGCCCGGCCCGGGCTCGGAGGAGGACGATCTGATCGCGGCTGACGGAGACTCCGTAAGAGCTGACAGGATAAACTCCGTACGGGCAGCCTGGGCGAACGTAAGGCACATCCAGAGGAGATTCGACCAGTAGAGCAGTGCCGCCTTCAGGCAGCTCATGGTAGCCAAGTAGCGCCCGGCCCTTCGGCACGTCCAAGGGCCGGTTGCGGAAGTGCTTGGCGTTTTTCTCCTGCCATCCCCAGAGCTTGCGGGTGAGGGGGTCTCGGACGGTCGTGATCCAGTACTCATGCTCGGCGTCCCATCGTACGTCGTAGGCCCGGCACTCCTCGGCGGTCAGGCCACGGCTGGCCAGCGCCTCGGGAGGAGGCTCGGTGAACTTCCACAGGTCGGCCTCGGAGATCCCGGCCGCCTTCTTGACTCGCGGCTGGCGGGGGCCGACGAAGCCCTCCGCGACATCCTTGATCTTCCGCTCGCGCACCCACTGCTGGGCGTCCGGGCTGGGCAGCCCGAGCATCTTGGTGACCAGGTAGACGAAGCTGCCACCGAACCCGCAGACGAAGCAGTGGTGCATCCCCGAGTCCAGGTTGCAGCTCCAGCTCGGGGAGTGGTCGTCGTGCCGGGGGTTGGGGCAGAGCGCGACAGCCTCGTCGCCGCGCTCCTCCGCGTCGATCCCCATCGCCAGGAGAGCCCCGAAGATGTCACGCGGTACCAGCGTCGCCAGTGTCAGCCTGTTGCCTGCCGTTGACCGCACCGGCCACCTCCTTGCCGAACTCGATACCGGCCGCGAACGTCGACCCGCTCTGCTCGCTCACCCAGGCCAGGAACAGCACGTAGTCCCGCTCGGAGGCGAACATCCCGATGATCCGGCGCTCGCCACCCGGCAGCTCGGCCACCAGATACCGACGGCGCTCCCTCCGGAGCGCGCGGAGGATGGCCCGCCACGCGCGCCCGGGCAGCGACCGCAGCCACTCCTCGCGCCTCACATACGATGCGTGCATGTCGATCGACACGTGCTCAGAATGGGCTGTCATCGTCGTCCTTCCCGTAGCCGAACTGATCCTCGTCGACCGGGGCAGCCACCTCTCCGAACGTGCAGGTAGACCAGTCCCAGGTACCGTGTATCGTGTCCAGGTACCGTAGTCGGCTCCTCGTGCAGGATAGCGTGTGAACCTTGTCATCGTCAACGTCAGCACCCAGTACCATGTCAGCGAACATGATGATACCGGTGCCGCCCATCATGGCACCGTCGTCGATGCCCTTGCCCTTCTTGCCCTGGAGCTGCTTCTCGCGCACCTGGTGAGTGATGATGACCGGGATCATGTGGTTCATCGCCAGGGTCTTGAGGTCCCCGGCGAGGTTGTCGTGGCCCTCCCAGTGCGCCCCGGACTTGCCGGTCTCCCGGTCGATCATGAAGTAGAAGCCATCGACGTACACCACGTCCGGCTGGTACCGGTCGATGTCGGCCTCCAGGTCGGTGACCGTGTAGCGAGCGGTCGGCTGGACGATCTTGAACGCCTCGTCGGTGCAGTACTTGCGGAAGTCGCGGAGCTTGCTCTGCTCCTCGTGCGTCAGCTCGCCCATCATGTAGTGGATCAGGTCGATGCCCGATCCGAAGCAGTCCAGGCGGTCAGCGATGCCCGGCTCGCTCGGCAGCTTACCGGCCGCGATCTCGAACGACAGGAACAGCACCCGCTTGCCGTCCTCCCACGCCTTGAGAGCGGACAGCAGCGCGAACGACGTCTTGCCCGCCTTGGCCCGGCCGAGGTAGCAGATCAGGTTGCCCGGCTGGTATCCGTAGAACTGCTTGTCCAGGCCGTCGATGCCGGTCATGATCCCGCGCTTGACCTCGCGGTGGATGCGGGCCTCGACGTCGTAGTCCTCGCTGTCCCACGACACCACGATGTTCCGGCTGGTGTAGGTGTTCCGGATCATCCAGGTGGCCCGCTCCATCAGGTCCACCACGGCGTCCACCTTGCCGTCGGCCAGCAGGTCCGCGATGTCACTGGCGGCCAACTGCGTCAGGTACCTGCGCCGGTCCTGCTGGAAGATCTCCAGCAGCTCGGCGGGGGTGTAGTCCGACTTCGGCAGGCTGTAGGACTCCTCCGGGTGCGAACGGCGGAACATGTCCACCGACGGCATCTTCCCGTGCTGATCATGGTACTTCTGGAGCGTGAACCAGGCGCTGAGGTCTTCGGAGTCGAAGACGGCAGCCCGGCTGACATCCTCCTGGTTGGTTAACCAGTCATCGGTGATCCCCGCCTCGATGAACGGGCGAAGCGAGCCCTCGCGCAGCGCGCAGGCTACCAGCTCACGACCAAGATTCAATGCTTCATCCCTCCTTGCTCGTACCTGGCATGGTACCACCGGGAACCCGCCGACGCATCACCGGGCGCGGCACGCTGACCCGGGACTCGGCCACCGATCGCTTGACCCGCAGCGAGTGCCAGTGCTTGACCATGGCCAGCCCGTAGGTGCGGAAGTCCCTGCGGAACTGGTCCAGGGCGTACTCATCCTGCACCCGGGACCAGAACTCGGCCATGATGATCTCGACCACCTCGACCCACGTCAGGTCGCGCGCCACCTGCTGCTCGACGGCCTTCGGGGGCCAGTGGTACCAGCAGTGATCGGCCCGGTCGAGGGCCAGCTCGCGCCGGGGGCAGCCGGTGATCTCCTGGTGGTAGGTCTTCTCCTTGACGTGCCAGCGCTTCACCAGCTCGGCCAGCTCAGCGTAGATGACCGGGCGTCCGGCCCGCAGCTCGATGCCGTCCTCGTGGGCGTACTGCTCGAACAGCAGCGTGAGATGCCACAGCTCGGCATCCCATCCGGCCGGGCACCGGTTGCGGTCTGGCAGCCGAGGCCCGGGCACCTGCTGCTGGCGGGGACCGGCCGGGCCAGACGGTACCGGGGAGCCGTCACGGAAGCGGTCGCCCCGGGGAGGCATCCGGCCCCCGGCCCTCTTGCTGAACCCGTCGAGTGTCATGCTTGGCCCTCCGTCGCTAGTCGTTGTTTTTCTAGTAGTTCTCTTAGTAGTTAAGGGGGGTCACAGTGACCCACTCCCGAGGGGTTCATCATGAACCACTCCCAGGGGTTCACAGTGAACCCCTCCCCCCACGATGTTAGCCAGCTCCTGGTCCAGCTCACGCCGACGGCTCCGCTCACGGTGCGCGCGGCTGTCGAGCATCACCAGGATGTACCGTCGGTCCTCGCGCCCGCTCGCGGCGAAGGCACGCTCGGTGTCGATCCATCCCTCGTCGGCCAGCCAGCGCATGGCACGCTTGACCGTCGGCCGGCTGAGCGTGGTGTGGGCCACGATGCTGTCGATGGATGACCTGCCGTACATCACCATCCCGAGGATGGCATCCTCCTTGTTGGGCACCTTCGTCCACATGTTCATGGTGAGATGCAGCAGCACCAGGTACGCGCTCGTGTGGCCGTCGAACGAGCCACGCGCGGCCTGGTCTTGCAGGTACCGGAGCGACTGGAACAGGTCGCCCGGGTTTGGTAAGACCTCCTTGGCCGTCATCAGTTACCCTCCTAGCTGTCGGTAATCGGTAAGGTACACTCCCTTCGGCCCGTACACCAGGCGGTGCGCCTGGTTTGCGTCGTAGATCGATACTATGTCGCTTTCATACGAGGTTCTACGGGCCACGCGCTCCGGAGTGGAGGCTGTGACGATCCTCACTAAGACGTTCTCGCGCTCGAACACGCGCTCCAGAGCCCGGGCGAACGCCTCGGGTCCGCAGTAGGTCACGACGTCGATGTGGACGCTGAATCGCCGGGCGAGATCGTTCATCTTCCGCAGCATGATCTGGTCAAGATCGAACAGCGAAGCAACGTCGTCCCAGCGATTCTTCCTCGACAGCCTGCGCCACTCGGCCCGGCGCGACTCCGGTAAGTACCCGATGGCGTTCTCGAAGACGATGATGATGCGGGGCACCGCCGTGTTGGCCAGGTCACCGTTCCGCATTTGCTATCCCTCCCGGTCTCCATGCTATGGTGTTCATGAAGTCGGGCGCTCCCTCCTCGCTCGACGACAAGGCCCGGGTGAGTCGAGCTGGTCTCCTCCCCGGGCCTTGTCCATGCCGGGCTACGCCAGCATGTTCTTCGCCTTGGCCTCCTTGACCTCCTCGGGGGTCAGGAAGACGCGCTCCTCACCCGGGCGCAGGCGACCGCGCGCCGGGCGGTACCGGGCCTCGTCCTTGTTGTAGTAGTGGACGATCGTCCCCGGGGGCTGGGGGTCCTTCGGCCCCTTGCTGCTGGCCGCCTCGGTGATCGGCGTGACCGACGCCACCGGCTCGGGCTGCGCGGCCTTCATCGTCTCGGCCGCCTGCGCGCCCATCGCCGCGACGAGCGCCTGCGCGAGCATGGCCAGCGCCTCCGGGGGGACGGTGAGCTGGATGACGACGCCCTGCCTGCCGTTGGCCCGGGCCGCTTCCGCAGCCGCGAGTCCCGCCGCTGACGCCTTGGCGATGACCTCGGCCGGGCTCGGGGCGGCGGGCTCAGCGGTCGCCTCCTCGGTCGCCGGGGTGGCCTCGTCGGTGTCGAACGGCGGCTCCTCATCGGCCGGGGCCTCCTCCTCGAACAGCAGGTCGTCACCGGCCGCCGCCAGGTTGATCACCCGGATGCCCTTGTCGTGGGCTTCCTTGGCCAGCTCGGCGTCCTTGTCGGGGTCGTAGGCCATGACCAGGGCCACTTCGTCGCCGGTCTCCTCGCGCCGCTTGAGCAGGGCGTCGAGCAGGTTGGGGACCGGGATGGTGCCTTCCGTGCCGACCTCGGCCTCCAGCCACTTCACGGCCAGGCGCAGGCCGGGCTGGCTTCGGGTGACGCGCTCGGGGACGTAGACCATGCCGAGGTTGTCGGGCAGGAGCTGGTCGAGCAGCGCGGCGACGTTCTCCTCGTCGAGCTGAGCCGATCCGGCGTATGCCGTGGTGAAAAGGGTCATGCAGATCCTCCTTGCCGTTGGTGCGGTTTGCCTGGAGGAAGTCTACGCCGATCGGTGCCCGTTGGCTAATCAGAGATGGGGGATTCGCTGGGCAATCGGTCGTTCCGGTGGCTTGGGAGGCTCGGCATACTCCGTGTTGCCATCCTCGGAGTCGTCATCTACGATGGGGTCTTGCTTCGACTTGTTGGTCGGAAGCACAGGGAGGTGAGTCACCATGTAGTCCCACGCGACGGCGATCCAGTTGGCAACCGCCTCCATGTCGGGGCCTGGCTCTGTCGACAAGCTAACGCCGACACGACTGTGGAGCATAGAGACGAGCCCGGCAGCGCCCAACGCAAGACAGACGCTGCCGGGCAACGTCATGACCAGGACAGACACCAGGAAGTAGAACAGGGGCATCGCCCGGGCGGCCAGCTTGAACGGCAGCAGGCGATGCACGAGGGGCACCGCCGTGAAGATGGCGGGCACCTGCCATGTGAGGGCTAACAACTGCGCGTGTGTCATGCCAGCATCCTACTGGGTGTAGGGCACGGAGTATGAAGGGGTCGCCGCGACGATCCCAAGCGGGGTGTGCTCGGCAAGCGCCGCCGTGACCGCGCCGGACGCCACCTCCTGCCGCTGGTAGTAGTACGACCGCGCGAGTCCGGCCGTCCCGCCCGACTCCCAGGAGTAGTCGGTGCCATACGAGCCGTCGAAGTACGCGCCCAGGGTCTCGCCCTCCTCGATCAGCACCGCGTCCACCCAGAAGTGCGCCGGGTAGGCGATGTCCGTCCCGGCCAGGATCTGGAAGGACAGCACCACGGACGACGCCGTGGCGGTAAACACGCAGCTCGGCCGGAACCACTGGCTGGTGGGCATATCGGCCCCGGCCGCCTGGATGCCACCGTAGGGGCCTTGGCCGTAGCCGATACCCAGGATGGCGTTGCCGCCGTAGGGGATGCCCTGGTTGGCGCTGGACACCGACGATCCGGAGATGGCCATCGTGATGTCCTGAAGGCCCGGGCCGCCCTGGGTGTAGGCGCTGGCGATGTAGGTGTCGCCCACGATCAGGTTTGAAATCACGATGTAGCAGCCGTCGGTGGAGGTGTTCACCGTCACCTTGAGGCTGTTGGTGCCCTGCTCGGCCGCGATGCTGGAGTCCTGCGCGAGCGTGGCCGATCCGATCGCGGTCCATCCGGCCGTCGACACCTCGATGCTGGGGTTCGGGCAGTAGTTAAGCCGCGATGGCTTGATGATGGCGGTGATCTGCCGGGGCGGGGTCCAGGTGCTCGGGCTCGGGTTGTTGCCTGGGCTGATCGGCATACGCTCGAACTGCACGTCGGACAGGGCCTGCTGGCTGTTGTTCGGCATCGACTTGAAGGTGAAGCCCAGCGCGGCGTAGGCCGCGCGCTTCCACAGGACCGCGCTCCCGCTGGCCACGTAGCCTTGCGGGGGGTACGCGAGCGCATAGACGCGGTTCCATGCCGCCGAGCCGCTGCTCTGGCCCGCGTTGCTCCACTCGATGTATGCCACGGCCGGATCGAAGTCGGCCGCCGTCCAGATGCCGAAGTCGGTCAGCGCGCCCGACGGGTTGACCACCACGGTGCCGTGCTCGGTGCCGGTGAGCTTCAGCGTGCCCGACGCCGACGTCTGGAAGACCTCGCCCTCGGAAACGGGGGACGCCCGGCCTTCGAGGAACATCCCACCGGCCGCCGACGTCATGAACTGGAACTGCTGGAAGCTGGCCGACTCGTGGGCCGTGCCCTCCCACTGACAATTCGGGAAGCTGCCGTCGATGTAGGCGTGCGGCGTGGCGTTCATCTCGTACTGCACCGCGTCGACCCAGAACGTCAGCGCCTGGGCCGTCGGTGTCTGCACGAGGAAGTAGAGCGCCTGACCGCTGGTCAGCGACAGCCCGGCCACCACCACCCGCTGGTAGTCGCCCCCGGACATCGTGACGCTGGTGCTGGCGATGATGGTGGCGGTCGCTCCGGACACCACCGACACGGTGACGGTGCCGGTCTCCCCCATCAGGTGGAACGACACCGAGCCGGTGCCGGTGCTCGGCAGGGTGATCTGAGGCCCGGTGAAGCCCTCGCTCGACCGCGAGCCGTCGGTGACGACCTTCATCGAGCTGTGTCCGTACTTGCCCTGGGTGGTGTCCCGGGACAGCGCGGTGCCGGTTAAGGCGGCGTAGCCGGTGAGGTCGACCTCGAACGACGGGTTCGGGCACAGGTTCTCGGTGTAGTAGGTGGTCACTAGACCGTCGTCCCTTCGACCGCGATGCCGTGGATGGTGGCCGAGGCGTTGTAGGTGTCCGTGGTGGACAGAACCTGCGCGCCGTTGCGGTACACCGTGATGTTGTTGCCGTTCAGTTGCACGACCAGCCTATCACCGGGCTGACATGCGGTGCTGTACGATCCCACCAGCGATGCCACGCTGCCGGTGACCTTGTAGAGCCCGGACATGCCAGCGCGCCAGTAGCTCGTCAGGTCGACCATCCGGAAGACGATGCCCGAGTCGTTGCCCGTGGGGGGCGAGGTGTTGAAGGTGACGCCGAGCCAGATGGGGGTGCCGCTCGCGCCCGCCAGCCCGGTCACGGTGGCCACCGACCGGGTGCCCGCCGCCGACGGGTAAACGCTGCCGCCCGCGTACTGGCTGACCGACCAGGTGCCGGTCTTGGTGACCCACTGCTGGTCCTTGCTGTCGGTGGTCCGGCCGTTGAGGTAGGTCCCGCTGGCCAGCGCGAAGCTGTCGTAGGTCAGGTTGGGCGTGCCGCCCGGCGTCCCGGCCACCGCCGTGCGCGCGGTCACCCGGGCCAGGCCGTTGCTGGTGATGGGGTTGCCGCTCTCGTCGTAGAACTCGATGAACGGCACCACCTGGACCGTGCCGGACGGGCCGTCGGCGTAGCCGCTCATCATCATCCGGAGGCGGTTGTCGCGGGACAGCACGCACCACTCGGGCGTCTGGGCGCACGACAGGTACGCCGCGTCCCAGTAGGCCAGCACGGTGTTGGCCGGGGTGCCGGTGAGCTGGAGCATCACCTTGGCCGTGGCCGCGTTGCCCGGGGCCGTGGCGGTCAGGGTGAGCTGGGTCCAGGTGGTGGCAGCCACGCTGGCCGTGGCCGAGCTGGAGGAGATCAGCGCGCCGAACGGGTCGTACCAGTTGACGATGAGCTGGGTGTTGCTCCACGCCGATGCGAGGTACACCCATGCCTGGTTGTAGTAGGTCGCGTTCGGGGTGACGTTGACGGCTTCCGACACCGCGCCCGGGTTGGCGTGGGTGCCATCCGGAGTGACCAGCATGGAGTGGGTGCCCTGGTACGCCTGGGCGGTGCTCTGCGCCACCGTGGCGCTGTTCTGGGCGGTCCATGGGGTGACGGCGGTCTCGAAGTACGGGTTGGCGTTCAGGGGGCTGTAGGGCATTGGAGGGGCCGCGTTGGTGGACGCCCGCAGCGCCTGGAACAGCATCCCGTTGTAGATGACGATCGAGTTGGTGGCGTACCGCTTGGTCGCGTCCCACCCGTGGGTGGAGATGTTCAGCCGGGGGATCGGCAGGCCGTCCTTGACCGCCTGGAGCGCGTCGGGCGTCATGCTGGTGTTGCTGCCGGTCCTGTCCGTCGTGATCTGGGAGACAGACCGGAGCATCATGTCCTGGGTGGACCCGGACTTGTTGAACACCGAGAAGGCGTTGTGCTGAAAGCTGGAGCCGTTCAGGGGGTCGACCAGGCCGATCGTGCCGACCAGCGAGCCGGACGGCGTGGCATAGCTGCCCCCGGCGTCGAGCGAGGGATACAGCGCCTGCCAGGTGTTGATCCCGCCCACGGTGTTCGGGTTGGCCAGGGTGCTGCCCGGGTCGGTGACGTTCTGCTGGACCGTCCACCAGGTGTTGGCCGACGTCGTGCCGGTCGGGGCGTTGCCGAGGCCGCCCGTGGCGATGCACTTGTAGATGTAGTTGCCGTAGCTGACCAGCTCGCCAACCACGTAGCCGATGTTGGCGTTCCACGCGGCCGGGGCCGGGCTCAGCGGCTGGGCCTGGTCGCTCTCCAGCATCTTGTTCTGGCCGCTCTGGAGGTCCACGGGGTAGCCGGTGAGCAGGGTGATGTGCTCGCTGATCCCGCCCGGCGTGCCCCGCTCCTGGCAGACGTGGGTCCAGTTGGCCAGCGCCTTGCGCATGACGTGCGCAGGCACTTCGGGCTGGAATGGCATCCCGAGCTGGGCGGCGAGGTTCACCAGGTCCCCGAGCGGGATGGCCAGCGGGTCGTTGAGGTGCTTGAACAGCACGTCGTACTGGGTCTTGAGGTAGTCCGCTCCCCAGCCGATCGTGTTTAGGAACTG